TCAGGCCAAAACCAATCCGATATAACTATATCAAGAATTTCAGGTTCTACTTACTCGACAATTCCTAATAAGAATGCACTAGGTAAACCTATCCAAGTGTGGATAAACAGACAATCAGGAGCAACAACTCCTACAGGTGTAGCTAGTCCAACGATCAATGTGTGGCCTACACCGCAGTCCCCCGGTTCACAGTATACATTTATATACTGGCGCTTAAGACGTATGCAAGACGCTGGTGATGCTGTTAATACCCAAGATATACCTTTTAGATTTCTACCTGCACTTATTGCAGGGTTGGCATATTACCTATCCATGAAACTGCCGGGTGTTGATATGCAAAGGGCACAGGCGTTAAAGATGGTATATGATGAGCAATTTGATTTGGCAGCGCAGGAAGATCGAGAAAAAGCGCCAGTGAGAATGGTTCCAAGAGTGGCGTTTATTTAATGAGCTCTAAGTATGCTAGAGGTAAGATTGCAATATCACAGTGTGATCGTTGTGGTATGGAATACCTACTTAAAACATTGCGCCCATTAACCATTAAGACTAAGATAACCAACATATTAGTATGTCCTACGTGTTGGGAGCCAGATCAACCGCAGTTACAGATAGGTATGTACCCGATTTCTGATCCTCAGGCTTTACGTAATCCACGTAGAGACACAAGTTATGACGTATCGGGCTTAGATATTAATAACTACGGCGCTGGGGGTTCAAGAATATTTCAGTGGGGCTGGGCACCTGTAGGTGGCGCCTCATTATTTGACGAAGTTTTAACACCTAATGCTTTAATTGCAGTAGGGCAAGTTAGTTCAGTAACAATTTCTTAAGAGGCATATATGGCTAATAAAATACAACCCCGTGAAAAAATAAACATAGATAACAATGTGACTACAAAAAACACAGCGTCTACTGGCGATAACGGGTACCCTGAGACAGGAATTAAAACTACTGGTGTAAAAACTCGTGGTAACGGCGCTGCTATAAAAGGCTTAGTCGCTCGTGGCCCAATGGCATAAACAATGAATTACGCTGCGTTAGTTCAAGCTATACAAGATTACTCTGAAAACACTGAGCAGTTATTTGTCTCTAATATCCCCTTGTTTGTTAGCGAAGCAGAACTGCGCATATATAACTCTGTACAGATTCCAGTACTTAGAAAGAACGTAACGGGTAATGTAACAAGTAGCAACCCTTATCTATCTTGTCCTAATGACTTTATGGCTGTGTATTCTCTTGCGGCTATCAGTGCATTAGGTGTATATAATTACCTTATAGATAAGGATGTGAGTTTTGTTCGTGAAGCTTACCCTAACCCTACTGATACAGGGCTACCTAAGTACTACGCTATATTTGGCTCACAGTTAACATACCCTACAGAGCTATCTCTTATCCTAACACCAACACCTGATGCTAGTTATAGCGTAGAACTGCATTACTACTATATGCCTGAGTCTATAACTACAACTGCTTCAGGTACTACTTGGTTAAGTGATAACTACGATCCTGTATTGTTCTACGGCGCTATGCGTGAAGCTATGATTTTTATGAAAGGTGAAGCAGACATGGTAGGATACTACGAACAAAAGTATCAAGAAGCCTTGGGTCAACTGAAACGTCTAGGGGACGGCCTAGAGAGAGGAGACTCTTACAGAAACAACCAAACTAAACTACCTTATAGCAGCTTATGATAGTTCAAGGACAATGTACCATATTCAAACAGAACTTACTTAGTGGGTTAGAGAACTTCGCTACGGGTACGACTCAGGTTTATAAGATAGCTTTATATACAGCTGATGCTGAACTCAATGCTGCAACTTTAGTTTATACAACTTTAAATGAAGTAGTTGGGACAGGATATGTCGCAGGGGGCAATGTATTAACGCCTATAGTACCTGCTAGTTCAGGCTCAACAGCTTATGTATCATTTAATAATGCCGTATGGTTAGCATCTAGTTTTCTATGTCGTGGCGCTTTGATATATAATGATACAACTAATGCCGCTGTAGCTGTTTTAGACTTTGGTTCAGATAAGACTGCATCAGGTACATTTACAGTAACCTTTCCACCATCTACAGCTACAACGGCTGTTATACGAATATCTTAAGGAACTATTATGCATAAAGAATTACAAGGCTTTGGCGATAACGCTGTAGCAGTATGGGGCACAAACGCAGTTGAAGATGAATCAGTAGGTATTGCTGGTCACTATCATATGGAATGCCGTGATAAAGATGGCAACTTAAAGTGGGAAGAATCTTTTCCTAACTTAGTGAACTCTATTGGTAAAGAGCTGTTATTAGACACCTTGCTTAAAGGCGTTTCGTATACTGTAGTAGGTCCATTCTTAGGACTTATTAACTCAAGCCCAACTTTCCTAGCTGCTGATACTATGACTTCACATGCTGGTTGGACTGAGTTTATAGCTTATACAGTTGGTGGTTCAGCAGTTCGTGGTACAGCAGTATTTGCTTCAGCCACCTCTGCAGGTCTTTCTCCAGCTAACATCACTAGTTCACTAGCTACAGCTATTACTTACACTATCACAGGCGCTGGCGGTACAGTTGCTGGATGTTTCTTAGTAACAGGTGCAGGTGCAGTAAGTACTCAATCTAGTACAGCAGGTACACTATACAGCGCAGGGGCTTTTGCAGTGCCTAAAGTCACCACAGTTGGGGACACGGTTGCTGTTACTTACACAACTACTTGTACCTCGTAAGGAGCTTTAGATGGCTCTGGTTCTTCTTGATAGGGCTCAACAACAGGGCACAGCTAACACCACAGTAAGCTTTAGTTTAACGACTTCTGTTACTGGCTTTCAATCCTTAGCTGGAATAGGAAACGGTAATACGACCTATTACGCAGGTACTGATCTTTCCGGAAACTGGGAGGCTGGGGTTGGCACGTATTCTACTGGCGGTACTTTAGCTAGAACTACTATATTAACATCTAGCAATGCAGGGAGTGCAGTTACCTTTGTCGGTACAGTTAATGTCTTTGTAACCTATCCGTCAGGGAAGTCTGTAAACCTTGATGTCTCTGGTAATGTAAGTCCTTTAGGTACTGTTGCTTCTGGTACTTGGCAAGGCTCTACTGTTGGTGTTGCGTATGGCGGTACAGGTGTAACTGCATCTACTGGTGCTAACTCTGTTGTATTACGTGATGCAAATCAGAATATCGTTGCTAATAACGTCTTTGCTGGCTATACAAGTACAGTATCTTCAGGAACAACAATAGTATTAACAGCGGCATCTACCCAGTACCAACGTATTACAGGAACAGCAACACAGACTATACAGTTACCTGATGCAACAACACTGCCAAATGGGTTTATTTTTTATATAGATAATGATTCCTCACTATCAGTAACAGTTAAAGATGATGCCTCTACCACATTAGATATCATCGCTTCGGGTGGTATAAACCAATGGGTGTTGCTCTCAAACATTACCATCGCTGGTACATGGATAGCCTATGGGTTAACTCCTTCTGCAGTTAATTGGGGTACTAACACACTAGATTTAGCTACTACTATAGTATCTAATGGTACTTGGCAAGGTGGTACGATTGCTTCAGGGTATGGCGGTACTGGACTAACTACATTTGTAGCAGCTAATAATGCCTTATATTCCACAAGCGCAGGGGCTCTAGCGGCAGGTACTCTACCCGTCTTAGCAGGTGGCACAGGTGTAACAACAAGCACAGGGTCAGGCGCAGTTGTATTAAGTACAACCCCAACATTAGTAACCCCCATTATAGGCGCAGCTACAGGCACAAGTCTAGTTGTAACCGCTGAGGTCACAGGGGCAGAGATAATAGCCTCTAATGGCATGATAGTAAACAATGCCACAGTCTCAACTTCTTACACAATACCCACTGGATATAACGCCACAGCAACCGGACCAATGACAATCGCAGGCGGTGCAGTGGTTACGATACCCAGCGGAAGCCGTTGGATGATATTGTGATGAACTTAAAAAAAGGTAATTTATAATGGCCACAATTCTCAGCACAAAAACGTCAGGCGTAGGAGGCCTGTCTGTAACAGGAGATGCTTCAGGTGTTCTTCAACTAGCTTCAGCAGACGGCACAACCGCTGTAACTATAGATGCCTCGCAGAATGTAAGCTTTACAAAGGCAA